TACATAGCACATAGCATAAGACATACATATCAAGCAACCCCTATATCCCCCACGGCACACATCGGTGGCGGGCACCGCCGATGTGTACGAGTGGCCCGCCTGGAAGGCCGAGACGCGCGTAGACGCGTCGAGTATAATGTTGACCTCGGGCTCAACCTTGGGTATCTGGGCTGAAGTCTAGTATTACCTTCAGACCACTTATGGGAAAAAACTTGTGGGAAAAAACAATATAAAAAATCATCATATAGTATCTTATATAATGACAACCTCTCGCGGATACTCAATAGTTATCAATAACTACACAGTTGAACAGTATGAAAAACTTTGCCAAGAATCACATGATTACATGGTAATAGCGAAGGAAGTAGGAGAAGGCACTGAGGCGACCCCGGAGGGTACGCCTCATCTCCAAGCATATATCTATAAAAAAAGCAAAATTTCGTTCGCAGGATTAAAGAAACGCAACCCAACAGCACATATCGAACCAGCACTCGGTAACGCACAGCATAATCACGATTATTGTAAGAAAGGTGAACAACCAAAAAAGGAATGGGAAGCGCTAAAAACTAAGGGACCCCTCTATGGAAAGAACGCAGATTTCAAGGAATTTGGAACACTACCAGAACAAGGCAAACGCACAGATTTAGAAGAAATAGCAACCGCAATAATGAAGGGAGAAACGACCGTCGAAAAAGTCCTTGAAACACAGCCCACAATTTATCACAACTATGGACGAACACTCAACGCACTAGAAGATTTAAAACAACGAAAACTATATAGAAAGGAAACCACTACATGTATCTGGTATCATGGACCAACTGGCACGGGCAAATCACATACAGCATTTCTCAACTTCACACCTGAAACACATTACGTATATAAAAATTCAGATAAAGGATGGTGGGACGGATATAAACAGCAAGAAACAGTCATAATCAATGAATTTAGGGGTTCCATCCCCTACTCGTTCTTATTAGAACTTATTGACAAATACCCGGTTGACGTACCTCGAAGAGGACGTGAACCCATGCCTTTTTTATCTAAAAAAATTATAATCACATCCGCACTCATACCTGAAGAAATTTACCATAATTTATCACAACACGATAGTCTTGAACAACTATATCGTAGAATCCAACTTATTGATATGGCCCCCCCTATCGAAGAAGATGAACTGCGTTCAGATTCCGAATAAAGTATCTAATCATACATATATACTCATATGTATGCTTACAGAAGTAAGAAGTCGTCTTATGCGAAGCGTAAGCAATCTCGTCGTCGGGCTCCGCTCCGTCGCAAACGCATTGGAATGCGTAAAAGGTCTTATCGCAAGAATACCCAGGTAAAAGCCTCTGCTGAAAAGAAGTATTTTGATTATGGAATACTCCAGAACAATTTCGCTCAGTATAATGACCCAGCCGTCTCTGGGTCTAATGGATACCATGTATCCGATGTGTCACTCAAATGTGACCAAGGTTTAGCAATTAACGGTAGGATTGGAAACAAGGTCTTCCTCACTGGGGGTATTATTGACCTTCAATTCGCTACTCAGACTTCACAGACAAACGCAATAAAATACAAGTGGTTTGTTGTAAGAATCCCCGATTGTTACGACTACCCTTCTGTCGACATCGTTCCCTCGATGTTCGATTCAAACCCATTTAACGTAGGTATCTTTGATTGGCACTCCAATCTCGACCCTGAAACTGCTTCTCAGTTTAAGATAGTCGCAAAGGGACAGGGCACCCTGAAAGCCGACGCTATTGCTTCGCAAACTAGTCGTGCTCAGATACGCAGGTATCTGAAACTTGGCTTCCCTTGTAAATTCGATAACAACGTCACAGGCACTCCTCCGATTACCAATCAACTGCGTCTCATCATGTTCGCCGACACAGGTGGCACGTCCGTAGGCACTGGCATCACGGGTTCAGTTAACTTCAGAATGTTCTACCTAGATAATTAATTAATATATGAGCCAATTCCCCTCCGACAACAACTACAAGCGAATAAGCAAACCCCTATTACATAGCACATAGCATAAGACATACATATCAAGCAACCCCTATATCCCCCACGGCACACATCGGTGGCGGGCACCGCCGATGTGTACGAGTGGCCCGCCTGGAAGGCCGAGACGCGCGTAGACGCG